CAGCTCCGCGGAGCTTTCTGTAGACAACATCAATGAGATTAACATTCTGCAGGACGAGGAGCTGCCGGTGAATCTGAAATTTGTGCCGCGCGGATACGTCCGGGAGTTTGAGTTTAACTTTGCAATGGACAATCCATATCGGAACTAGGGAGGTGTTAGGTTATGGCGGATGCCATCATTAACGGAAAATGCTACGACTGGTCGGATATCACCATTGACATTCCGGGCGCAGAAGATGCCCAGGTCACAGAGATATCTTATGATTTTGAGCATGAGGCTGAGGCAATCTATGGATCCGGCGGCACTCCGAGAGGATACGGAACCGGCAACAAGAAATATACCATCAAGCTGTCCATGCTCCGCGAGGATTACAACCAGATTCTGAGATACTGCAAGAAACGCGGTAAAAAGCTGTCTGTGCTGAATATCCCAAAGATTACGGTATCCTACGCCAACGATGACCAGGGGACCTCAACGGATGTGCTGAGAGGTATTATCCTCAATAAGCACAGCTTCAGCGGCAAGCAGGGAGATAAGTCTCTGACGGTCAGCCTGGATGGATTTATGTATAAGGCGCCGAAACTGAACGGCGTGACATTTTAACGGAGGAAAAGAAAGATGAGCAAGGAAGATATTGGAGCATTGCGGGAACTGCTGAAAGAATCCGGAAAAGAATACTACGAGGTAACCATGACCCTGCAGCCGGATGACGACACGGAGATCGAAAAGACTTACTTTTTCGAGAAACCAAAGACCCCGGTTTATGACCGGTATGTGAAGACGGCCAGCGCATCGGCCAGCAAGGCGTTAAAGATCTTTTGCGAGGAAACCGTCTGTGAAGAGCAGCGGGAAGAGCTGAAGGCAGCCTTTGAAGAGTATCCGGCACAGCCGTTATCCATCGGTGAGAAGCTGATGGCCATGCTGGGACTTGCTAAGGTAAGCACGGTAAAAAAGCTGTAGATTCTGCCTCTGAGCAGATTGACAAGGACTTTTTTGAGTCGGCTCGGCTTCTGATCTGCAGATACGTTCCGGAACGGATGTTGCCGACAGATCTGATGGACAGCACAGTGGATGATTTCCTGAAACTATATGCAGTTGCCCTGAAATCCAGGGAACTGCATCAGGAAGATATGAAGCTGGCGGTTGTGGCTGCAATCGGGGAGATTTTTGGCAATTAAAAAACCTCCGGTTAAAGGAGAACCGGAGGTTTGCGGGTGATCAGTGATTTATAGTAGCGGAATGCATTGCGAAAATCACGAATGTAGGAATGAGGTCTTTTGTCTGGGGCGAAATGATAGTTAAACCACCAGAAGAATGGGAAACAAAACAGCGCATAAACGATCAGAAACAGAACACTGAAGCTGACTGCGATGCAAACAAGCGCAAACGTAAAAGTTAAGCTAACTGATAATGCCCATAACATAATGATGACCTCCTTCCATGTATCTCTACAAGCATTATAACACACCAATATTGTCATTGCAATGGAGGAAATGCACGTGGGGATGGAATCTATCTATAAATTATCGGTGGTCCTGGATATGGTGGACCGCCTCACCTCGCCGCTGATGACTGCAACAGATCAGACATCAAAGAAGCTCCACGATATGCAACAGAGTTTTGGCCTGGCCAGCCTGGCCGGTACGGCCATGACAACCGCGGGTTTAAGCATCACCAAGGGACTGCTTGGTGTGGCTGCGTCCACGTTTGACACGCAGGACGCCCTGGCAGAACTGAAATCCCTGGGCGTGGTTGACCTGGCTGCAGTGGAATCTGCAGCAAAGAGTTTTTCGGATACCTGGGCCGGAACATCAAAGAGTGATTTCATCTCAGCGGCCTACGACATCAAGTCCGGTATTGCATCACTGTCTGATGAGGGCGTGGCACAGTTTACTGAGTTATCCGGTCTGACTGCAAAGGCCACCAAGTCAACGATCGGCGAGATGACCTCGCTGTTTGCGACAGGTTACGGCATTTACAAGGATTATTACTCTGATCTGAGCGATATGGAGTTTGGCGAAATATTTAGTGCTGGAATTTCCACTGCGGTTAAAAATTATAAGACCAGCGGATCACAGATGGCTCAGAGCATATCAACCCTTGGAGCAACAGCTACCAGCGCAAAGGTGCCGCTGGAGGAGCAGCTGGCCATCCTGGGAATGATGCAGGCCACCATGTCCGGATCAGAAGCAGCCACAAAGTATAAGGCATTATTGAATACGGCAGTCAGTGCCGGAGATAAGCTGGGGCTTTCGTTCACGGATGCCAACAATCAGCTCAGGAGTATGCCGGAAATCCTTGGAATCTTACATACAAAGTATGGAGATACCATTGACGCGATGGAGAAAAAAGAGATCAAGGAAGCCTTCGGCTCCGATGAGGCGGTTGCGGTGATCGATCTTTTATACAACAAGACCGGTGACCTGCAGACGGGAATCCTGGACCTGTATGACGCGATGGGCTCCGGTACGGAAGTCGCGACAGAGATGGCCACAGCCATCAACAGCACGGAGTCGCAAAGATTCATAGTGCTGAAACAGCAGATGCACAATGTAACGGAAGAACTTGGCGGGAACTTGTTGCCAACAGTGAATAAATGGATATCGTCAGGAACAAATGCGATATCGAAAGCATCAGAGTGGATCCAGAACCATCAGAAACTTGCCGGGACCATTATGACATTGCTTCTGTATTTTGGCATCTTTCTGACGGTTGCAGGAGGTTTGACCTCAGCTTTCGGCGTGGTAGGATCCTCCATCGTGCGCCTGATATCGGTGGGGCGTGCATTGGGCTCAGCATTTGAGACGCTGCAGATATATGGCATGTATGCCGGTGATGCGATAAAGTTGCTTGGCTCCGGCGTCATATCGTTTGTACGGCAAGGCATCACAGCGGCGGCCACGGCATTGCCTGGCCTGATTGGCAGCGTGTGGAGCTTCACGGCGGCGCTGCTGGCAAACCCGGTCACATGGATCGTGGTTGGCATGATCGCGCTTGGTGTAGCGGTTGCATTACTGGCTAAAAACTGGGATGCGGTCAGCTCCTTTATCAAGGGCAAGTGGACAAGCTGCGTGAACAGCGTGAAGGGCGGTCTTGACCGACTGAGCAACAGTTTCCACAGCGGTCTTGATAATATCAGGTCTGCGGCCCGTGAAAAAATGGGTGCAGTCCGTGACGTATATGTTTGGGTCACCCAGGCAGCGGAAAGCGTTGTGAAGGAAAAACTGCAGAACATCAAGACAGCTTATGAGCAGCATGGCGGCGGCCTTCCTGGCATCGCAGCGGCGGCCATGGAAGGTATCAAAGGTTACTATTCGGCAGGATTTGACTTTATCAATAACTTGACAGGCGGAAGACTGGACGGTGTCAAGGAATTGTGGAATCAGAAACTACAGGCAATCAACAATTTCATTGGTGCTGCAGGTGCCTGGTTTGCGCGGTCCGGCGAGAAGATCATGACCACGTTCACAGAGGGTATCAAGAAAATGGCAGATAAACCGGTGGAAGCAGTACGCGGAGCATTGGCCCGGGTAAGAAAGCTGTTACCGTTCTCTGATGCAAAAGAGGGACCGCTATCGACTCTTACCCTTTCCGGTCGGCGAGTTTTCGAAACCATTAATACCGGCATGAAGCAGACTGCAGATCTTCCGTCCGAGACAACGAAGGATGCATTTGCTCAGGTAAAAGAGGAAAATGATGTATCTGCAGAAGGGCTTGCGGATGTGTTCCGGAACCGAGGACGCAGTCAGAAGTCTGGCGGCAGTAGCACGAGCATCGGGGAAACAATTCGGAGTTATTTTACGAGCAGTAGCGAAAAGCAGACGGTCATCCAGAAGCTGGAACTCAGTGTTAAACTGGAACAGATTAAGGATTTGCCGTTGCTGTTTAAATTAATTGATGAGTTAAAAGAATCTGCGAACGGTGGCAAACCGGTAGTAACAGCGTAGGAGGAACAGGGTCATGTTGTATGTTACAGATAAGATGATACAGCTGTCCGGGGTAGTGATCCCCGGACAGGTCAAAAAGATCGAAATCACCCAGGCGGCAACCATCGACGAGGTGCAGGACGACAACAATGTGACTCTGGGCTACCAGCCGACAGGGTACGAACTGGCAAAGATCAGTGTGGAAATTATCCTGGAGCCGACACCGGAACAGACATTTCTGGAGCAGCTGGCAACGATTCAGCTTTTGTTTCGGCCAGCTGGTCAGACGGAGCCGAAGGTCCTGGAACTGGTAAACAGCCAGGCGGCAGCCCATAACATCACGCAGGTCTATTTTAAACAGATCAGCAGTTCCAAAAAGACGGAAAGCAGCTATGGAACGGCAACACTGGAATTTTGGGAGTATGTACCGATGAAAGTAGCAACAAAGAAAACAGATAGTTCTGCAGGCTCCGGTTCTGCATCTGGATCATCAGAACAGAAAACAACGCAGTCCAGCGCGGACGGAATTACTGCAGAGTATCAGGAATATTTGAACACGCAGAGGGGCAAGGCACCGCAGATTAAGGACAAGACAGCAGCCAGCCCGGCAAAAGATGACTAGGAGGAGCCATGGCAGACCGGAAACTCATCACCCCGAGATTTAAGGCAATCATTGGTGACGTGGAACTTAGTGACGGAATCACTGCAGAGTGCTATTCATCGACCACGGACCGCTGCAATTATGCGGTGATCGATCTGGATAAGCGCCTGATCAGCAGCGTGGAGCTGTCGGATATGATGCCTGCTAAGGTGCAGCTGGGCTATGATGATGACTTTGATACCATTGTTTCCGGATATGTTCAGCTGGATCGTTCTGGTGGAGGAAAGGTTCACATCCTGGATGATACTGTGCTGCTGATGCGCACGCGGATCACAGCGACATTTGTGGATAGCAGGCCGCAGGATATTATCCGGTATGGCCTGGAACGGGCTGGTGTTACGAATTATCAGCTGGCTGATGCTTATCACCCTGCATGCGTTTCTATGCCGGTATATAATGCTTCGGTCCTGGATCTGATTGCCCTGGTCAATAAAAAGTGGGACATTGATGCGGATTACTATTTTGTAAACGGATGTTTTCACTGGGATACAGGGACGGATCAGGAAGATATTTACATCCTGGAAGAGGGAAAAAATATTCTGGCATATACCGAATTTTGCAACGAGCGCGAGGTGAAAACCATTGGAATCCCCTGGATCCATCAGGGGGAACTGGTGGAAATTCATCATAGCCGGTATTCCGGCCAGGTCCGGGTGACGGCAACAAAGGTGAAACGAGATGAAAAAGGCCAGGTGAGAATGTTCCTGACCTTCTGACGGAGGGATGACCGTATGGGCGATATGCTCAAGGAATTTGTCAAAAGCACGATGAAAAACGAGATAAAAGAGAACTATCCGCATATTCGTTATCCAGCCTGGATGTATGCCAGGGTAACCGAGTGCCGGAAGGAATCGGATATTTTCGTGGTTACGCTGCAGATCCTGGACAAGAATCAGCAAAAGGATGTGAATTATCCGCCGATGCCATTTATCCGGACTGATCTGCAGGTGGTATTGAATGACATTGTGGTTGTTGGCATGCTGTATGGTGAGTGCCTTCCGTATATTGTTGGGAGGTGCTTATCGTGATCATAACGGAGTCAGATTTGATGATGGATGATAACGGCCAGCCGGTTGTATCTGCAGCCGGAGAAAACCTGATGGTGTCAGGTATTGACTGTTTCCTTCAGGATGTCCGGAATGAAGCCGTGACAATGGAGGGGGAATGTTTCTGGGATGCAGATTATGGTTGGTCTATGCTGGACTTTATCCAGCAGGAGCGGGATGAACTTCTGCAGACCAAGATCAGCAACCGGGTAAAACAGAAGCTTTCCCGCCGGTCTGAAATTAATCAGCAGAGCATCACGGTGACGGTGTCATTCCTGGATGACGATGTTACAGCGGTAAAGGTTGCATTTAAAATCAAAAATTCAGATGTATCCTATGAGATCGACTTGAATGTGGATGGAGTAGAAACGGAGGTGGTTCTGGTTGATTGATGACAGCATTTTAGACGAAGTGATCCCGGTACCGGATTCGGATACGAAGATGGCTGAGATGAAGGAAAAACTGGAAGAAAATGGATTCCAGGTCACTAAATGGGGAACCGGCGCGGTATTTTACTGGCTTACCCGCATCTGCGTGCAGATCCATATCGAGCTCCTGAAACTGGCCAGAGTGATCTTAAATAATATGTTTATCCGGCATGCGGAAGGAAAGTGGCTGGAGCTGAAAGCGGCGGAGTTTAGCAAAAACCTGAAAGCAGCCGTAAAAACTCAGGGTTATGTAACGATAACCAGGAACAGCGCGGACACGGCTCTCACGATCACAAAAGGCCATATTTTTAAAACACGGCCAGATGCATCGGGGACGGAACTGAAATACTATGCGATGGAGGACATCCTGATACCTGCAGGCACAAAGACCGGAAAAGTGCTGGTGGAGGCGGAAAAAGCCGGTACTCAGTACAATGTGTCAGAAAATCAGATCACGGTCAGCATGATCTATCTGGAAGGGATTGAGAGTATTACCAATGATCAGGATTGGATCCACCTGGAGGGTGCCGATAAAGAAACATACAGTAGTCTGCGGACTCGCGTGCTTGGCAGCTGGGAAGAATTATCGGTAAACACCACAGCGGGCAAATTAAAGTCGGTTGTGGAAGCACTGCCGGGTGTCATGTGTGCTTATGTAGATGATCAGCACCCACGCGGCCAGGGAACGGTTGATGTGATCGTGATCGGCACGGCTGGAGCTGCCAGCGCGGAGCTGATCCAGCAGGCACAGCAGGCCATCGACACGCTCAGAGATAACTATGAGAGCTATCTGGTGAAAGCTGGAGAGATTGTCTATCAGGATGTGGATATTACGCTGCACTTGAAAGCAGGTACCAGCACGACAGATGTGGCCGATGTGGCGAAAACCCTAATATCTAGCGCTATGAGGTTATCCAACCGGTCAGAGTTCAATCTGTTCCTGCAGGATGATATACGGTATGTTCTCAAGAGCAACATTCCAGGATACCGCAAGACCGTATTCACTACCCCGGCCACCGACCGGGAACTGACACAGGACAAGGTGATTATGCTTGGAAATGTCACGGTCCAGGTTGTTAATACATAGGCGGTGCAGTATGGATAAATTCGGAGAGTATATGTTCTATCTTCTTTCCACGCCGTTCAAGCAGGTGGAAAAGAAGAAAAACCAGTGGTACATCTTTTTTAAAACCGTAGGCGAGTTATTTGACGCTAACAAAGCAGCTTTTCAGACGGCCAGGAAAGAGAGTATGGTGAAGACGGCCAGCGCTGTCATGCTTCCGGAGCACGGAGCAGATCGCGGGTTATCACGCTATGAGGGCGAGACCTGGGAAAACTACCGAATCCGGATTATGATGTACGCGGCCACCTGCGAGCTTGGCGGCACGGATGTCGGTACCAGGCAGGCCGTGGAAGCTCTTGGTTTTGCGGACGTGAAGACAGTTCCATGCTACAAAATAAAAGGACAGGAAGAGCGCTGGGCGGAGTTCTATGTGGTTATCACCCGGGATATAGATGATCCATTTGATGTGGACCACAATATCATTCGTAAAGAAGTGCGCAGGGTAAAGATTGCAAGCGGAAAAGACAACTATATGTTTGTTTTTGTGTTTCCTGAGTGGTATGAGCCACTGACTTTTGCGACGCCGCGCTTCACCTTTCGCAACATCGTAACCCTGTACAACAATAACCTTTTTAATGGCCTGCAGTACAATAACGGCCAGATCACCCACGATAACATCATACAAAATTACCCCACACGCTGGTATGTGAGGACGCAGGCAGAGCAACAGCTGACAGTAAATTATAAGCTGACCAATTATCACCATTGGCGCACCAATGACGGAGGCAGCCTGAATGATGGCTCAAAATGTTTTGATGCCTGCATCATCGAGGAGGAGATATAAACCATGGAAAAAGCAGTAAACGCAACCGCCACAGTTATCACAGACCTTGGCAAAAATAAGATCTTGAAAGCCCACGCTGGCCTTGCAGATCTTCCGGCCATTCTGCAGATCGCTTATGGAGATGGAGCCACGGAAGCGCCGTCTGCAACCGACAACGCCCTGCAGCATGAACTGCTGCGCAAAGACATCACATCCGTGGAGCAGATCAGCACCACCTGCTTCCGGTACCGCTGTGAGCTGGGCGTGAATGAACTGGCAGATCAGACAATCAACGAGACCGCCCTGGTCGATGCAGATGGTGACCTGGTCGTGATCCGGCGCACCCCGGACAAAATCAAAGGCGGAGATGAGACATTTGTATTTGAAATGGATGAAATGCTGTAAGGAGGTGGAACAACATGGCAAACCATGAAATCAATGAAGAACAGGAAGCGGTGAATAAAGCCCTCCGGATGATTGAAACCAGTGACCCGGTCCACGCGGATGTTTACAATGCACTGTTTTCGATCCTGATCAACAACGATGTGTTCCTGGAGAAACTGGCAAACAAAATGGTGCAGCAGGTAATGATCTCGCATGTGATGGATTCAACGAATCCGGACATGGTGATGGGAGCCGATCAGGGACCGGTGATCACGAAGCTGATCGAGAAAGTTCAGGAGCAGGTTAATGTGCTAAACACCAAGGGAAAAGAAAAGTGGATTTATGAGGTGGTTGACTGCACTACCGACGCCCGTTACATACTGGCTTTGCCACAAAAATCTGGCTACCGAGCAGTGGCCGTCGCGTCTCATGATCCACAGTATGCGGCTCTGATATATAATTTTGGATATCATGCCATCCCCATTGATTACATAACTTTGGGGCACGCTCCTGCAAGTATTGTAATAACCACGGGTATTTTATATTTGAAAATTGGATTATGATTTAAAAGCGAACTCACGAGCAATCCAAGTTTTACTCTCAGTGTTGTAAAAATTCAGAATACGGCGGCTCGCATCATATGCCGTGTACTCCTGAATAATATAGTAATCAGTACCAGAACCCGTTGAACTATATACATGTAAGACAAATGCCTTATCCATCGGACAGTTTTTGAGCGAATTGGCAATGTCGTTGTTACCACGGGAGTATCCCAAAGTTTGTGTAAACCTTCAAATTGATGTAAGATAGACTTACCAGTTTGGAGGTTTATTTTATGGCAAGGAAAAAGGATACACCACAAAAAGCAGCCCTTCGGGAAATGATGGGCAACTATCTGAAAGAGAACAATGTAAAGGTCAAGGATGGAACGGATGTCAATTCCATTATGCGGGATATGATGTCCATCATTTTGGAAGGTGCCCTGGAGCAGGAAATGGATGAGGAACTGGGATATTCCAAGTATGATTATCGGAACAAGGAAACAGATAATTCCAGAAATGGCCATTCCCAGAAGACCATGCATACCAGCTACGGCGATATGGAGATTGATATCCCAAGAGACCGGAAAGGAGAGTTTGAACCACAGATCGTCAAAAAGTATCAGAATACGGTCACTCAGGACATGGAAGAAAAGATCATCTCCATGTATGCCAAAGGAATGACTACGAATGATATCGAAAGCCATATGCGGGAACTCTATGACATCGAGATTTCTGACAGCACCATCAGCAGGATCACGGATAAAATCCTGCCCATCGTAAAAGAATGGCAGGAACGGCCTTTGGAGGAAATCTATGCGGTCGTTTTCATGGACGCTATCCATTACCATGTCCGTAATGAAGGCAGGATTGTAAAACGTGCGGTTTATGTCGCTATCGGAATCGACATGGAAGGGCATAAAGACGTGCTCGGCATGTATGTAGGGCAAAATGAGAGTGCAAAGTTCTGGCTTTCCATTTTGAACGGACTGAAAAACCGTGGCGTAGAAGATATCCTGATCGCATGCGTAGACGGCCTGACAGGCTTTCCACAGGCGATTGAAGCCGTTTTCCCGGATACTGAGATCCAACAGTGTATCATTCATCAGATCCGGAATACGACAAAGTTCGTTTCTTACAAGGAACTCAAGCCGTTGATGGCTGATCTGAAACGTGTATATGCAGCCCCAACGGAAGAAATCGCACGGGCTGAACTGGATAGTTTTGATGAGAAATGGAGCGGGAGATATCCCAAAATCGCAAAATCATGGAAGGATAACTGGGCGAATCTTTCAACGTATTTCAAGTATCCGGAAGCGGTCCGCCGCTTAATCTATACCACGAATACCATCGAGGGATTTAACCGGCAGCTGCGGAAGGTCACGAAATCCAAGACGGTATTCCCTTCGGATGAGAGTCTCCTGAAAATGCTGTATCTGGCCATGGTGGATATCACGAAAAAATGGACTGGACACCGACAGGATTGGGGACAGATCCATTCGCAGCTGGAAATATTTTTTGAAGAACGATTATCCGGATTATAAGCTGTTTCTGGCCTTTCAGGGCTGGCCTAGCCAGCCCTGCTTGACATGTCTGGAAACTGCATTATAATACAAGCAAGGGCAGAACCTCAAAAAATCGGCTCTGCCCAGAATAACTAATGACATATCTTATATCAGTTTTTTGAATTTACACAAAACTTGAAACGGTCTCATAATAATCCACCTCAACCTTTTCTAAAAAATACTCTCCAAGTGTAGAAAACCATTTTTCCCAATCTACTTTTGGTTTTTTTACTATGCATTCAAACACAGGTTCCTTTGTAATTATATCCATTCTTGATTCATCTGGAACTAATCCTTTGCCACCAGCATTCTTTTTCCAATTTCCAGATGCAATATATTCATCAATTTTCGTTTTTGATGAAATACCGATATTTCGAGCCATATCTTCAACAACGGCAATATATTCATTGGCAACATCAGGATATCTTTTGCTAATAACATATTCAGACCAATCTGAGGCAAAAGGACAAACACCGCATCCCACTCGTTCCAGCCCCATTGTGTATGCTGGATTTGGTGTGATACCATTTTTGTACATATAAAGATAAATTTCCGAAACATTCCATTTAAGAATCGCTCTACAACTAATTAAATTAACGTGCTTAACCCCTTCACCAACTCTACCATATGTGCTTCGTCTCGCACTCTCATCATTACGGACACCTTCAAAAACCACTAATTTAGGTTGTTTATCGGTCTTAAGTAACTCCTTCATCTTTCTACCAAACAAGGCTGTTTTTAATACAGAACAACACCATCTACTAAATCGACTCGGTGGTCCATATTTTCTCCATAATTCGAGAGCATCTTTATCACTCTTCGCATGAACAAGTTTGAATTCTGGATATTTATTCTTATAATACTTTTCAGTATTTATCACTGTATTAATTGTACATGGTAATTCCATTCCTGTATTCGTAAAAACCACCGTATACTTCTCAGTCGGAATAACTCTGCTTACTAAATCAAGTATTACCTGTGAATCTTTACCACCACTAAAAGCAACAACAAATCCAGAGATTGGTTTATCCTGATATTTTTCGTATTGTTCATTAATAAAATCCATTGCTTCATTTTCAAGCGTACTTAAGGCATCTATATTATTTGCACATAACCGATCTATATCAATCGGCAACAATGACATTCCTATAGCATTGTCCGCCACTTTTACAATAGGATTCTCGTATATATTACCACCATTGGTTTCTGCAATTACATTACCACAGTAATAATATCTGTGATCTATCTCCCAGCACACAGGAACATTTTCATTAGGAAGAATTATTTGTTTGTCAATTTCTAACAT